AGATCAGCGTTCAGGCTGCGTCTGTCTCCGGCACCCTCGACGCCGTGGATCGTGCGGGGCGCGACAAAGAAACGGCGTACGTGAAGGTGCTAAAAGGCATCGAACAGCGCCGCGACATCGAAAAGGCTTTGTTTAAAAACGAAGCCCGCTCAGCTTCTGATGCCCGTAAGGCAGGCAAGTTTTTGTCCTACATGACGAACCTCTCCCTCATCTCTGCTTCGACCACGCCAACCGGCGACGGTACAGATGTGAGTGACATGGCCGGCACGAACGCCGCCCTCTCTCTCGCCAAAATCGATGCGGCGATGAAGGCTGCGTACGACGACGGTGGTCAGCCCGACATGATGGTCTGCTCGCCGGCGAACAAGGTTGCGTTCTCCGATCTGTCATCTGGCAGCGCGGTCACCAACCAGTTGCACATGACGGCAGGTGCGCCGACCGAAGCCATCATCATCGGCAGCGTGTCGATGTATCTGACGGATTTTGGCACACTGAATGTGACGATCGACCGTCAGGCTTCGAACGCGGAGGTGTTCCTGCTCGACAGTGACTACTACTCGATCGGGACACTTCCCGGTCGCAACATGGCAGTCAGCGACATCGCTGCGACCGGAGACGCGACTAAGTTCTCCATCGTGACCGAATGGACTTTGATCCTGAAAGCTCCCAAGGCTCACGCTGCGGTGGTGGATCTGTCCACGACGTAAAGACTAGGGGCTTGCCCCTTACCAATGAAGGGTCAGCACCTCCGGGTGCTGGCCCTTTTTTATTGAGGTAAAAATGAAACTTCCCCTATCGCAAGATAAAGCGGCCGGCAAATCGACTTATATGCACTTCAGCGGCGACGACGTCACCGCAGTGACAGAGCAAAAGGTCGATGGAATTCTTGACCAGAACAAGCGCCAAGCGAACGATTGGAAATACGGCAGCTTGATCGGCAACACGCAGCGGCACCAGCAGAAGGTCGCCGACATACCGTCGAGCGTCTACTACGACATGGTGCAGAAACTCGGCGAGCCGCGCCACAATCCGAAGGGTTGGAAACGCTGGCTCAACGACCCGGAAAACCGATTTTTTAGAACAACCGGCGGCAATCTCTGATGGCAATCAGCACATACGCGGAGCTTCAGACGGCGGTCGATAACTGGCTCGCGCGTACCGACCTAGCTGGTCGCTCGCCTGAGTTTATCGCACTCGCCGAAGCGCGTATGAGCCGCGAGTTGGAAACACAAAGTCAGGAAAAGCGCGTGGTCAGCACGATGACCGCCGACGACGCTTACGTGACACTGCCGACAGACGCGCGTCAGATTCGCAGCGTCCGGCTGAACACAAACCCGATCACGGTATTACAGTATCAGTCGCCGACGGCGGCAGACGATAACTTCCCCGGCACAGGAACTGGCAAGCCACGATATTATAGTGTGGTGGGCGGGGAGTTATATTTTCGTCCGTCGCCCGACAGTGGTTACGAGGTCGAAATTCTTTTCGTCGGCAGCGTCCCGGCACTGAGCGACACCAACACAACAAACATAATGTTGCAGCGCAATCCTGATCTGTACTTGCACGGTACGCTTGCCGAGGCATTCGGTTTTTTGATGGATGAGCAGCGCCAGGCGCAGCACGACGCGCTGTTCACGCGCACGATTGCGGCGGTAAACGCCGACGAAGACCGCGTCAAATACGGCGGGTCACCACTCCAAGTCCAATCTAAATATGGTGAAATACAATGAGCGCAATGAGCGATTATCTCGAAGCAAAGATCCTTGACCATGTACTAAGCACGACGGCCTACACAATGCCGACCGCCGTCTACGTCGGCCTGTCTACGGTCAGTTTTGCCGATGACAATTCCGGCACGGAACTGTCAGGCAGCAGCTACGCTCGGCAAGGTGACGTCGCGTTTGACGCCGCCGCCGCCGGTGTTGCCGATAATACGAGCAACATCGAGTTCCCGGCAGCATCGGGAAGCTGGGGAACAGTCGCCTTCTGGGGGATTTTTGACGCCGCGAGTAGCGGCAACCTGCTGATCCACGGCGCTCTGTCGTCAAGCAAAACTATCTCGACCGGCGATATCCTCCGCATTAGCGCGGGCGATTTGGATGTCACTGCCGCCTAATGGCAACGCTTGACCAACTCGATGCGTGGGGGTCGATGGACGCCCTCGACAGCTACGGCACCCTGGAGGAGCTAGACAACCTTGTCCTGCACCTTGGCAGTGGCAGCGCGACCGTTGCCATTACGGGTGCGGCCGCTGCCGATCGTGTTCGCACGGCGGCAGGATCAGCGTCAATGGCGCTCACGGGCGCCGCATCGGCCGGCCTAGTCGTCACCAGGTCAGCGTCTGCCACAATTGCAATCACGGGAGCGGCGGCGGCTGAGAAACTGCGTACCGCGTCGGGCAGCGCCAGCATTGCAATCACCGGCTCCGCAGTCGCCAAAATGCTCTACCTGTCAGGCGGAAGCGGAGCGATTTCGCTAACTGCCACCGCCACGCCGATCGGTGTATTTGCCGGTGCGGGAGCCGCGACGATTGAATTAAATGGCGTCGCGGCAGCCGATTATTTGTGGAGCAAAAAACTAAAAGACAACGAAACCTGGACGGACGCGGCATGATAAATTTTGGCGAGTTCATCCCTGACCAGCCGGCGCTGAATAACGCCGGCGCGACGGTCGCGAAAAACGTGATCCCGGCGGCGACCGGCTATCGTTGTTTCAACGACTTTTCTCCGCTTTCAGGCGCGGCGGATAGCAAGATTCTTGGCATGTTTGCCGGCAAGGCCGACGACGGCAGCGTGGCGCTTTACGCAGGTGATGCTGCGAAACTGTACGAAATGAACGCCAGCGACAGCGCGCTGACAGATCTCAGTCTCGCCGGTGGTTACTCGACCAGCACAGACAACCGCTGGCGTTTTTTACAATTTGGCGAGACGCTGATCGCAACGAACTATAACGACAACGTACAGACCGGAACGGTTGCCAGCAGCTCGGCGTTTACTAATTTAAGCGGGACGCCGCCGAAGGCAAAATTCATCGCCGCCGTGCGCGATCAGGTAATGCTCGGATACACGAACGACGGCACGGACGGCGAGAAGCCATACCGCCTCTGGTGGTCAGGCATAAACAGCGCGACCAGTTGGACGCCAGGCACGGGCCTGTCAGACTATCAGGATGTGGTCGATGCCGGCGACCTCACCGGGCTGATCGGCGGCGAGTACGCGATCGCACTGTTTGAGCGTGCAATCGTGCGGTTAAGTTTTGTCGGCGCCCCGTTGATTTATCAAGTTGATCGACTAACCAATCAGCGCGGCTGCTCAGTGCCTGGCAGCGTGGCAAGCGTCGGCAGTGCGATGGTCTTCTTTCTGTCCGATGACGGGTTTTGGATGCTGCGCGGCAACGAGCTAATGCCGATCGGTGCCGAGAAAATTAATCGATGGTTTTTAAATCGCTTCAAGCTGGCGAGTGCCGAAAACATGGTGTCGGCCGTAGACCCGATCAACCAGAATGTGATTTGGTCATACGCCAGCACCGACAGCGCAAGCGGCGAAAACGACGAAATTCTGATTTATAATTACAATCTAAATCGGTGGTCATTCGGGCAGGCGGGCTGTGACGCTCTCGCGCAACTTTTTACCGTTGGCTATACCCTTGAGCAGCTCGACAACATCTCTGCAAATATCGACACCCTACCGGCCAGTTTGGACAGCGCAGTTTATCAGGGCGGATCGTTTTTCTTCGCCGCCGCCAAAAACGCCAAAGTTCAAACTTTTACGGGCGACTGCCTGCCGGCCACGATCGAGACGGGCGAGTTCGCTGTCTCGCCTGGAAAGCGCGCGCTGATCAGCACGGTTATCCCCTACCTCACCGGTGTGTCGCCGACAGTCACGGTTTCCGTCGGATCGCGCCAGCGCCAAATCGACGACGCGGTATTCGGGGCGGCTGCTGGCCTGAACGCTGACGGCTACTGTCCGACGCGATCATTAGGCGCGTTTCACCGAGTGCGAATGAACATCACTGGCGAGTGGGCGGTCGCCCAGGGCGTGGATGTTGATGCCAAAATGATGGGTATGCGCTGATGGCGACGACAAGTTTCCGCGCGCTGACGCTATTTTCTGACCCGCGTGACGTGGCGACCGTCGTCAACAATATTCTGGCCGGCAAGCAAAACAACACCGGCACGCTGACGCTTACGACATCGGCCACGTCGTCCGCGATCATCGACTACATCGTCGGGCCGGAAAGCGTGATTTTGTTTATGCCGACCAACGCCGCAGGAGCGGCGGAACTTGCGGCCGGTGGCATGTACGTTTCAGCCCGCGCCAAAAATACTTTCACGATCACGCACGCCAGTGCCGGCACCACACGCACCTTTGACTATGTGGTCATCGGGTAATTTTGCTGCCGATTGGCAGCGCGCGGAGCCGCACATAATCGCGGCACTGCACCACGCCGGCGACACGCATGAGCCGGCCGATGTTGTTGAGATGATCATGGAGGGCCGCGCGGCTCTGTGGGTTGGCGATCGATGCGCGGTGGTGACACAGGAAATTGATCTGCCGCGCGAGACGCAGTTGCACTTCTGGCTGGCGGGCGGCGACCTCGATGAGGTCGTCGAGATCGTCGGCGACGTAGAGGCTGCCGCGCGCGCGGGCGGTATCACACGAATTTCGATTATTGGGCGGCGCGGGTGGCGCGCAAAATTAGACGGCTACCGCGAGGCAGGGGTAATTATGACTAAGGAAATAAAATGAGTTTTTTAGGTGATCTTTTCGGCGGTGGTTCTAAGCAGACGTCAATCGCGACGTCGTCAAGCGCGCCACCGTCGTATGCGCAGCCCTTTCTCACTAGTGGGATGGAGCGCGCAGAGGAACTCTACAACACGCCGCGAGAGTATTTCCCCGGCCAGACATTCGTGGATTTCAGCCCCGCAACCGCAGACGCGCTAAACCGTGGCGAGGCGCGCGCTGCTGCTGGCAGCCCGCTGACCACCAACGCGCAGAATTTCACGAACACTGCAATGCTCGGCGGTTTTCTAAACCCATCTGCGGCGATGCTGCAGGGCACCGCGCAGGGCGACTATCTTGATAGCGGCAACCCGTATTTAAGCGCCGCATTGCAGCCCGCAATCGATCAGATACAGGGCCAGTTCTCGCAGGCCGGGCGTCTTGGTTCGGGTGCGAACATGTCTGCCATGACATCTGCCCTTGCGCCAGTTTTCGCGCAAAACTATGCGACAGAACGCACCAACCAATTAGCCGCGCAGCGTTCAATCGGCGATCTCGCGCAGACAGATTTTGCAAACCGTGCTGGCGCGGCTGCGATGGCGCCTGGCATGGCGGCAGAAGATTACACAGATATTGGCAGGCAGGCCGCGTTCGGCCTCGCACGCGAGCAGAAAACAGCGGAGCAGTTGGCTGACGAGGTCGCTCGGTTCAACTTCCTGCAGAACGAGCCGCAGCAGCGCCTGGCAAACTACATGGCGACCGTGAAGGGTGGCGCGCTTGGCGGGCAGAACTCGCAGCCAATTTACAGCGACCCGACCGGATCAGCGATCGGCAACATTGCTGCGCTGGGCCAAGGGGCCAAGTTCGCCAACGACGCCGGGCTGTTTGATAGTTCGACCTATTCCGGGATCGGTTCTGCGGTCAGGAGCCTGTTTTCCTGATGGCAAATTACAACGATCTGATTAAGGCCGGATTGCTCAACGCCGGCGACCGCCGCACAGCCGGCCTGCAAGGATTGATCGCGCTTGGGCAGAGCATCGGAACCAGATCCGCGCCACGCCTGTCACCGACGCCTCCGCCGCTCGACCTGGCGGGACCAATGGCGGTCTACCAAAACTCGATGAACACGGCGCTTCAGCGCGGTGCGTTGGCCAAGAAAATGCGCGACGATGAAGGGATGCGCGCCATGATGGCGCCGCAGCCGGTCAACGAGGCGACGGCGCGGCGGAGGGCAACCGGCGTGGTGAACCCCATCATGGCGCAGCCGGCAATGGACGATCCCGGTGCGTTTGGCAGCGATTACGACGGCTGGCGGCAGGGTTACATGGACAGGGCGCTGCCTCTGGCGCGCGAGCAGACGACCGTGCCGACCGCTTTGCAGGGTGTGCCGGCGTCGTTGCGGCCATTTCTTGGCGCGGTTGGTCAGGTAAACCCGACGGCTGCGATTAAGATGGCCGGCAATTTGATGGCGAAACAATTTACTAAGCCATCTTATAAGATCGAAAAAATTGGAGAGAACCAATACGGCAGGGTCAATTCAAACACGGGAGTAGTAACTCCAATTGAGGGCGTCACGCCAAGCACCGGGTTCGGCGGCACAGGGATTGATAATCAAACCTATAATGCGATTTTAAGCATCGGGCCAAAAATTAGAGCGGGAACGGCATCGCAAGAAGAGGTCGATAAATACACACTCGCCTACGGGCGCATAGGACGAGAAAGAATTGAAACCAGACAAGATTCAGGCACCGGCGCGTCGTACCAGGTTCGGGTTCCTGCGCAAGATTTGAGAGCATTTCCATTGCCGCCGGGCGTTGCCGCTTCTGATTCTGGCTCTCCATCTGCTCCCGAAGGAGACAACGGCAGAAGAGTGGGAGGGGGGTTGCCGCCGAAGCCGTCAGATGGGCAGGCGAAATCCCTTTCGTTTTTTAAACGCTTTGAGTTGCACAACCCGATTTTGGATAGGTTGGAGAAGTCGTTTGGTGCGGATGTGTTTCTGTCGCAGGCCCAAGTTATGGCAGAGGCGATTCCGGGCATTGGTGAGTATCTTCAACAAGTGACGATGACCCCCGCTCAGAAAGAATATGCCACGGCAGCAATGGATTGGATTCGCGCAAAATTGCGGAAAGATTCTGGTGCAGTTATCGGGCCGCAAGAAGCGAAGGACGAATACAAAACCCATTTTCCGGTTCCGGGTAACGATGTAAACCAAATTGCCCAAAAAAGACGACTCCGGGAAGTCGTGACCCAAGGGATGAAAGATGAGGCATTGCCAGCTTCAATTTACACAAATGCTGTTCGAAATGCGCAAGGCGTCACGCCACAAAACAAGGAACCCGAAAAGTTGCCGACGCTTGACGAATTATCTAAAAAATTCGGATTAGTGGAAGAGGAAGACTGATGGCTGATTTCAATGTTGTCACCGAAAATTACAACCGAATGGAAAAGGGCGGTGCGACCAAGGCGGAGGTTGAGGCATATCTTGGGCATAACGGCTTTACGTTTCCCCAGTTTATTACGCGGGTCGGCAGGAATGCGAAGGCTGGAGGGAAAACAGTCGAGGCAGGATTCGGAAGACTTTTTGCGCAAGGAATTAGCCTTGGTTTCGCTGATGAGCTAGAGGCACACGTCAGGGAATTGAACGGCCAAGATTACGACAAGAGCCTGCAAGCTATCCGCAATGGCATTGCAGACTATCGCGAAGAGAATGGCGGGACCGCGCTTGTTGCAGAAATGGCGGGGGCGTTAGCGCCAACAATAGGCGCCCTGATCGCGGCCCCATTCACGGGCGGGTCGAGCGCCGCCGTCGTTGCGCCAACCTTGGGCCGATTGGCATTAAGGGGCGCGGGGGTCGGGGGCGGGACGGGGCTTGTCGCTGGTTTTAATGCTGGAGAGGGTGGCGTTGCAAATCGCCTCAAGAGCGGCGCCCTAAGCGGTGCTATTGGTGCCGTGGGCGGTTTCGCGTTGCCAGTTGCGGCCACGTCAGTAAAGGGAGCGTACAATGCGTTGAGGCCGATATTTAGTAACAATTCTTCCCGCGAGATCGTTGGCGACGCGCTGAACTCTGTGGCAACAAACCCGCAAGCCGTGCCGGCGAGGCTGCGCGGCGCGCCAGAATATGTCCCAGGGTCGCGTCCGACGACGGCGCAGGCCGCACAAGATCCGGGCATCGCCGCTCTCCAGACGCCGGTGCGCAGCAACTACGACACGCAGAACCGAATTGCGCAGCAGTTGTCGGAACAGAACAGTGCGAGACAGTCAGTCTTGGGCAGGATTTCGGGCGAGAGCGATGAAGCCATCAAGTACGCAGAACGAAAACGTAATGCGATCACCGGGCCGAAACGCGAAAATGCCTTCGATAGCTCACAGATATCGGACGAAATAATCCCCGGATCGGTCACGCTTGTTGTTAAAAAAATGATCAATGATTTGATCAAAACTCCCGCAGGAAAGCGGCGCACCGTCGCCAGCGCACTTAATTCGGCTAAGAAAGATCTTGAGAAGGCTGACAGCTTGCGTGCGCTTTATGAAATCCGAAAAGACCTGCGCCTTGCGGCACAAGGAAAGCTATCGGGGCCACGCTCAGATTTCAGACTTGCCAAAAGACAACTGCAAGAAGTGATCGACGAAGTAGACAACATCATAGAATCCGGCGCTCCGGGGTATAGAGAATACATGAACAGCTATCGGAAAATGAGCCGGCCGATTGATCAGATGAAAATGTTGCAAGAGCTTCGCCGCAAGAGCGAGCAAGCTGGCCCTGATGTTCTGACCGGACAAAATGTCTTGAGCCAAGCAAAGATGAAAAGTCAGATGGTGGGTGTCCCTGACGGTGTTCTTTCGCAAAGTCAGACCCGCCAACTTAATAATGTTATGACAGACCTAAACCGTAGCACCGCGCCCACGGCCCCCTTCATCAAGGTGCCAGGATCAGAAACGGCAAAGAATCTGACGGTTGGCAATGTGATGGGGCGGATGCTTAGTAATCCCAACAGTTCGTTCGCCAGAGTCGTCGGCGATAAGTTGGGATTTCTATACGGGCTTGGGCCAGAATCGAGGGTGCGTGAATTGTTGATTGACGCGATGCAAGACCCTCGCCTTGCCGCCGACCTGATGGAAGAGGCAACAGACTCTTCAATGGCGCGCTTGGGTGCCGCCCTTCGCAGTAAAATGCGAATGACCGGAGGGGCTGCGTCTATCGGCACCGCAGGCGGCCTGCTCGACTTTTAACTAACCCGGACACCACCACCACAACCCGCCGCTGGCGGGTTTTTTTGTGAGGAAAAATGGCTAAAGCAAACTGGAACGAATACTCGGCCACACCGGCCAGTAACACCGTGGTCGATGACGTGAACATTGATGAGGGATGCCCGCCGTCTGGCATCAATAACGCGATCCGAGAGTTGATGGCACATACCGCAGACGTGGTCGCCGGCACGGTAGCCCTCTCAAGCATCAACATCGACGGCGGTTCAATCACCGGCATAACGGACCTCGCGGTAGCTGATGGGGGAACTGGTGCAAGCGATGCCGCTGGAGCTAGATCAAATATAAGTGCTGCTGCATTGGGGGCTAATACCTTTACGGGTACTCAGAGTTTTGCAGATAATATTGCCAGTCGCCCTCTGCTGCAAGACTACGGTGAAGTCAATAACGCCATCGGCTCAACAGGCGGCGGCACAGAAGACATTGACCTAACCCTTGGCAACTCAGTCTCAGCAACGGTCGATACGTCTGCAAATACCTTCACGTTCAGCAATCCTTCACCAACTGGCAACCTTTGCGCCTTTACACTAACGCTCACCAACGGCGGTTCACAAACAGTCGCATGGCCCGCTAGTGTGGACTGGCCCGCTGCAACTGCACCAACGCTAACGGCGGCTGGTATTGACGTTCTGGTGTTTTATACACTGGACGCTGGCACGACTTGGTATGGCTTCGTGTCTGGTCAGGAGATGGGCTAATGAGTAATGCTAGTAAACTTATGATGGCAGCGGCAGGCCAAGGCGGGGCGGCTACAGATGAAAATACGGTCCTACTTATTCGCTCAGATACAACAGACGGAAGTACCACGTTTGAGGATTTAAGTAGCTATGGCCATACAATCTTGCAGCCTAGAGGAACAGTAGATCATCAAACAGAACAGTTCAAAATGGGAGCATCATCCTTCCTTATGGATTCTAGTTCTGACGGTTTGGTGGTGTCAGCTAGTTCGGCTTTTAATTTTGGTACGGGTGATTTTACGATTGAGTGTTGGCTTCGGCCAACTGCGACTGCAAGTAATGACTGGATGTTTGAGCTGTATAACTTTGCAGGAAATTTTGCAGCGGGCCAGAACATATCAGTTTTGTACGAAAATTCTACGCGCGCAAAAGCGAATATTGCCAACAGGTATAATACTCACGTCTTCATTTTCACTAACTGGCTAACCGTAAACACGTGGTCCCATGTGGCCCTGGTTAGGTACGGTAACTACGTGAATTTGTACCATAACGGTGTGGCCGCCTCGAATATTTATAATGCAACGGGCGTTGATTTCTTTTCTTCTGGTGACCCATACATAGTCATTGGGAACAGGACAAATACTACGCTGGAGTGGCCATACAACAATGTACTACCCGGATACTATGATGAGTTTAAAGTCTCAAACATAGCGCGTTACACGGGCAACTTCACTCCTTCCAGTAATTTTGATTATATACCTTAAAGGGGAAACATAATGTACGCACTTGTTGAAAATGGTAGTGTAACTCGCATCGGTGGGTTACCTAAGAACTGGAAGAATGTCAGTGGTCTTCGGATGGCTGACGATGCAACTTTGCTATCACTTGGTTGGTATCCTGTAGTTGAAACCAATGTGACGGCTGGTGCCAATGAGGTGAAGACACCGGACACAGTCACGGTGGTCGACAACACAGTCACTAAGGTTGAGCAGGTTCGCACGATGACTGACGAGGAAATCGCAGAACGTCTGTCCGGTCAGTTGGAAAGTTTGCGCTTTGAGCGTAACGAACTTTTAGCGGAAACAGATTGGATGGCTGCGTCAGACCGCACAATGACAGACGCACAGACAGCTTATCGTCAAGCTCTTCGTGACCTTCCGGCAAACACAACCGACCCAGCTAGCCCCGCTTGGCCTACGAAGCCTGAGTAGTTAGCTTGAGATTTAAATATAAAACAGATGATCCGGCTAACCCGGACTGGCCTGAGTTATGACCACTCGGGCGACCATAGTTTTCTTGATGGCTGTCATTCTGACAGCCTTTTTTGTGCGCAGCCCACACGCGCACGATCTTCCGTGTTTCAAGCCGGAACAGGCTGACCTAATCCAACCGCGCGACACACTGCGCGGGTACGGGCTGACGACTGAGGGGCTGATCAAACTGTCGGTTACAGCAACCGGCGCGTTCATGCTCACGTTCAGCCCGCCCAAAAACGACGGCATGGTGTGCCTGGTGTGGATGGGAGATGGTTGGGAGTTCGTCACGCCGCGTGGGGATGAGGCTCGATTGAATGACTGACCATATGAAGACCGCCGTTGACGTTTCCAGCTTGTTCGTCGCCTGGGCCGCGCTGATCGATTGGCTACCTGCCTTGGCTGCGCTGTTGTCCATCATCTGGACATGCATTCGAATATATGAGTGGGCCAAACGTAAATGGAGCTAGATGCTCGCATGATCCTGACCGCGGCGGGTATGCTGGTATCCGTAGTAAGCGCAGCGGCTATCGTCCGCCAGAAATTGGCTACTGTCATCGATCAACTCGCCGATACCGAGGTCAGGCTTCGCGGCTTGGATCGCCGCATCGATGCGTTGGATACCCGCACGGAAAAGCAAGAGCAGCGCATAAATATATTGGCACAAATGTCATCGCCGGAGAACCTGCGCCGCGAGCATCGGGCCGCTGCTGTGATGCAAACGGATATCGAGTATCTGAAAGCCGAAACGGCGTCTCTCCGCAAACTCCATAATGGTGTCCATCCTCCTGTGTCGAGCGAAAGGGTTGCAAAATGATTGGATTAATCGGCGCCGTTCTCCCTGCGGTCACCGACATCGTCGGCAGGTTCCTGCCGGAAGATGCGGAGGAGCGGGCGAAGGCGGAACGCGCGATCAAGGCGCAGCTCACAGAACACCTCGCCAAGGTGGATCTCGCGCAGATTGACGTGAACAAGGAAGAGGCGCGGGGCAACTGGTTTCAGTCGTCCTGGCGCCCGCTTACCGGGTGGACGTGCGCCTCGTCCCTCGCATGGACATATTTATTCCAACCAATGGCGTCGTTCGTGCTGGCGCAGACCGGCCACCTGGTTGATCTGCCGGCGCTGGATATGAGCCAGATGATGCCGATACTTTTGGGCATGTTAGGACTTGGCGGGCTGCGAAGCTGGGAGCGTACCAAGGGGGTAGGCAAGTGATTAGCGCCAACCTGATCAACAGCATCAAGCTCGGCGAAGGCTTTAGCGCGACCGCATACCGTTGCCCCACAAATCGGCTAACGATCGGCTTTGGCAGGTGCGTCGATGCCGACGAACCTGGCACCGGCATCACCGAAGCGGAAGCCGAAATGCTGCTGGCAAATGATCTGGCGCGTTTCGAGTTAGCCGCGCAACGCGTGGTCGGAGATGCTACGTGGTCACTGCTCGACCAGGTCCGCCGCGAGGCGCTGATCGAGATGTGCTTCAACATGGGGCCGGGCAACCTCGCTAAATTTCGCTTGATGCTTTCCTCGCTGGCGGCAGAGGATTATTCAGCCGCGGCTGACGAGGCACTGTCGTCACGATGGGCCGACCAAGTTGGCAAGCGCGCCGACCGTATCGCCGATCGCATCAGGTTGGGAATCTACGCTGCCTGATTTCCGGCAGCAGCAAGGTCAAATCTGCGAGACGATCCTCACCGAGTGGCTGCTGCGGCAGGGCTATTATGTGCTGCGTCCGCTGGCCGGCCAGGGTCCGGTGGATTGCGTTGCGTATAACGACGACGGCGAGATCCTGTTGCTCGACAGCAAGCAGGACGCAAGCCGCGTCAGCACCGGGCGAAAGGTTGCCTCGCGAATCCACCGCCCGCGTTCAGCGTTGCAAAAACTTCTGGGCGTGCGCACGGCGTACGTGAATTTTGACACGCGAGACGTTCACATCGTGCCGCCGATCGACAATTTGTGACGGTTTGCGTGACCCATTGAATAGGGACGGCCATTGCCAAAATATTCATGCAAATTATTCCCTTGTCAGTTTTACAAATCCCCTATATAAAAATCTTTGTCTTTTGATCAACGGGTTAAACCGCTAAACCTTTGATTTTAAATGAGATTTGAGCGGGGCTTACACGCTCTTTTAATCAGTGGGTCCCAGGTTCGAGTCCTGGTGGGCGCACCATTTAAAAACAAACACTTAGCGGTGTTTTTAGAACCCCTCGATCTCAGGATCGGGGGGTTTTTT